GTGGGCTCGGAGATGTGTATAAGAGACAGGTTGCGGGCTTGGCTGCGCCGGCGGGGTTGGCGTAGGCCTGCCATTGGCCGGCGTCGCCTCGGAAGTAGTTGAGGTCGAGTGGCCCGTTGTAGCCGTTGACCCAGCCGTTGGAGGTGTACTGGCGCATGGCTTCGCCGTAGATCGCGTAGTTCCATGGGCGGCTCTGGTAGCCGGTGGGCGCGTTGCTGGCGTACTGGGCGACCCACAGGCCGCAGTTGGCGCGCACGTCGCCGGGTATCTGGCCCAGCGCGCTGGCCTGCACGTACACCATCGGCCATACGCCGGTGAGCGTGTGGACGCGCTGGACGAACCGGCGAACCCAGTCGGAATTGCCCCACTGGGCGTTCTGATAGGACTCCCAGTCGAGCACGAGCACGGCCCTGCCGATGTAGTCCCTCGCCCGGCCGACGAAGTAGTCGGCCTCGGCCTCGGCGTTGTTGCCGCCGGCGTAGTGGTACAGGCCGAGGCTCTTGCCCCGGTCTGTCACGCACTTGGCCTGCGTGCGCCAACTGGAGTTCTCGAAGCCTACGCCCTGGGACACCTTGACTACGGCGAAGTCGTAGCTGGCGGTGCAGGTCACGTTCGAGCCCTGCCAGCCGGACACGTCGATGCCGACCATGTCGGCCATCGCGATCGCCGGCGTGCACGCGAGCAGCACGGCGAACAGTGCCGCGATGAGGGCCTGCAGCGGCTTGCTTTTGTTCTTGAACTTGCCCAAATTCGTTTTCCTTCCTGTGTGTTGGGTGGGCATGAAAATAGCCCCCGCCGGGATGTCCGGCGAGGGCTAAGCTTGTGGTTTTCTCGGGGCTATCGGCGCGTCCTGTATGTCCTGATTGACTTGGGTGCCGTGGCCGTTGCCTCCGAGGCTGTGGTAGCTGTCGTAGACGAGCTGGGCGGTCTGTTTGGCGGTGTTGTCGGCGATGCCGTCGTTGGCGACCATTTCGCGCTGCATCTGTTCGAGCTTGCACAGCAGGAGCACGCGCACGCCGGTCTGCATGGCGTCGGATTTGCGCCGGTAGCCGCGCCACCATCCGAGCATGTATCCGCCCAGGGCGGTGATGATGCCGGTGGCGGCCCATATGACGAGCTGCTGGGCTATGGGGTTCACTCTCCGCTCCCCTCGTCGAGGCCGGCGATGTATGCCTGTACGGCTTCGCGGCCCGCTTCGGGCACGTCGTCGAGGGTCTTGCGGCCGGCGATGACGAGGCGGGCATAGACGCGGATCATGGCTTTGCTCATGCTTCACCTCCCGCGAGGAGCTGGTAGATTTCGGCCAGAGCCTCGTCCTGATCGAGGCTTGACGCCTCCAAGTCGCCGAGACGCCGACTGTCCGATTTGGACGCCTGCAAACAGTCGAGCCAAATGCTGTCGGCCTGTTCGACGGCTTCCTGTTCGGTCAGGTCGCGCACGGTATAGGCCTCGTCGGCGGTGTATTCCGTCCACGTGGCATCGCCGTCCTCGTGCATGACGGTGGTGATGTTGCGGCGGATGCGGATGTCGGCGAGGCCGTCGCCGCGCGGGTAGTAGCTGACCTCTTCGAGGGGTTCGGGGCTGGATACGGTCTGGAGCATGGTGGTGCCTTCCTGTGTGTGGTGGGCGTCGCGCTGAGGTATCGGGTCGCGCGGCGCATGGTCAAATCGATGCGGTGCCTGCGTCGGTATTGGATGCTGTCGCTGTTGCGCAGGTATCCGTAGTAGGAGCAGCAGCGGCGCGCGAGCCGTTCGGTCATGGGCCGGCGTCTGGCGCGGTTGAAGGTGCGTCGGGCGCGGAGGAACACGCCGCTGCGGATGTTGACGCGCCCGTGGGGTCGGAACGTGTAACCGACCATGTCGATGGGTTCGAGGTCGAGGCGTTTGCAGTTCCATTCCTCGTGCACGTCGAGCTTGAGGGTGTCTTGCAGGTGGTGGACGATGCGGCGTGCTGCGATCTTGAGGTCGCGTTTCGATGAGCCGATGAGCAGCAGGTCGTCCATGTACCACAGTTGGTGCGTGATGAGCCGGCGGGTGGTGATCTCGCCGGTGCGCCGGCTGGTGCGTTCGATGGTCATGGCCGGCGATTCGATCCAGTGGTAGGCGTGGCTGAGGTAGTAGTTGGCGAGCCATTGGCTGAGGTGGCTGCCGATGTTGAGGCCGTTGTCGCCTTGGTACCGGTCGATGAGGTGGAACACGAGGCGCAGTAGGATCGGGTCGCCGACGTCGCGTGTGAGCATCGCCTTCAGGGTGGTGCGGTCGATGCTGGGATAGTATTTGCGCACGTCGAGCTTCACGAACCATTTCGAGCTGCGTTCGCGGGTCCATCGTTTGATCGCGCGGCGGGCGTCGATGGTGCCGCGATTGGGGATGCTGGCGGTCTGCCATCGACCCACCTTCGCGTCGAACAACGGCTGGAGGGCCATGACGGCCACATGGTCGTATATCTGGTGTCTGACCGATTCGCGGCCGATGACGCGGTGTTTGCCGCTGATCGGTTCGACGCGGTTGAAGTACGTGATCCGGGTGTCGCGGTATCGGCCTTCGCGTATCTCGTCGGCGATCCGCTCGGCGAGGTTGTCGATGTCGGGGTGGGTTTCGAGGAAGCGGGTCACGTCGCGGCGGGACCGCTTGCCCTTGAGGTAGTGGTCGATCGCCCTGCGGACGAATGCGGGGGTTTCGCAACGGGTGTGCTTGCAATGGGTTTTCAGAGCGTTTCCTATCTGGACTATGCCGGCGTTCGACGGTGCTGGATGGGTTCGGGTCTACTGGCCGGGTGCTCGGTTTGATTTTCGGCTGGGCCGTGGCTTGCCCTCTCACTGGCTGGCGTGGAGGGTAGTTGTGGCGTAATGATCGTGTTGACAGGATTGACCGGATATGCGGCCCCCGATGTTCCACCTGCGGTTCGCGAGGTCGTTCCAGAGGTTCGCGGCGAAGACGCCGTACTGCACCCCATCCCTGAGGTTGCCGAAGCGCTGCACCACGCACGGACGTCGGAGGCGTACCGCCACAAATCCCAAAAGGCTGCGAAACGTCATGAGGGGGCTTTCGCCCCCTCGCTGCGCTTCACCCCCATCGCACTGCGGCTACGCCTTCGTGCGACCGAGCGCAGACAGGCGGCCCCCGATGACCCACCAGCGGTACGCGAGGTCGCACCAGAGGTACGCGGCGAAGACGCCGTACAGCACCCCATCCCCGAGGTTGCCGAAGCGCAGCACCTGACGGAGGCCTTGGGATGTGAGCGGGTTGGCTCCGATGGCGTCGCACATGCCGGTGGCGCTCGTCGCGGTCAGGCCCGTGGGGATGATGACGCCGTTGGACAGGGTGAAGTCCTCGGCGTAGCGCCATGAGTCGTTCGTGGTCTTGTCGCGTGCGGCGAATTCGCCGATCTTGGTGTAGTTCGCCGTCGAGGTCTTGGAGGCCTTGGTGATGTCGAACACGCGGTAGAGTTCGATGCGGCCGAGGTCGTCTCTGTCCTTGACGGCGTTGGCGATGAGGTCGGCGTCGCTTTCGTAGATGCCGTTGAACAGTTCGATGCCCTGTAGGCGGATGGGTTGGTGGTCGGCTGCGAACGCGGTGGATGGGCGGCCGTCGATGCCGAGCAGCTTGTCGGTGGCCCCGGTCTTCCATGGCATGGTGTTGACGAAGCATGCGGTGGTCGTGGTGATGGCGTCGCCGTCGAGGTTGAGGGCGGTGTTGCCGGCATCGATGACGGTCTTGCTCAGGATGGTGCGTGCCCGGGCGGCGCTGTAGTTGCCGGTGTTGTTGCGTTCCTTGTCGGTGCCGACGTTGACGGTGCTGCCGACGTCGAAGTTGTTGGCGGCGCTGGTGGCGATGATGACGCGCTTGACGCCGGTTTCGGCCTTGGTGACGGCGGCCTGCGGCGTGTACCGCCAGCAGCCGCCGAGCACGTCCGAGTTTTTGGTGGCGTATTTGAGCATGAGCATGAGCTGGACGTAGAAGGTGTCGCCGGCGCAGCGGCCGGCGTAGCCCTTGCCCTTTTTGAGCGCGTAGTCGATGGCTCGGTTCTGGGAGCCGAATTCGCGGTCGATCTCCTTGCCGCTGACCGACAGGGGGCGTTGCTGGGAGTCGAGGGACGCGGCGTATTTCGCGAACAATAGGCATGGCCGTTTGCTGCCGTCGGGCAGCAGCACGCCGGGCAATGGCGCGTAGCCGTCGTACTGGGTGTCGCTGTACAGGAATTCGTTGTGGGTGCTGGTGCTGTCGAGCTTGTAGTAGCCGGGGCATGTCATGACGTACACGTCGCCGTTCGATCCGTCGCGTTTGAAGCGGGTGTCGATGCCGTCGATGGCGGTGACGTGGGGTATGCCGTCGTCGTCCACGGTGGCGTTCACGTCCCACGTGCGGAAGGCGTTCAGGGCGCTGTAGTCGTCTCTGCCGGCCTTGTCGTTGGTGCTGATCTCGATGGTCAGGTTGGCGTTGTCGCGGGTCTTCACGCCGGTGGGCGCGTTGCTGTACGTGTATTTGGGAAATCTGACGCCGTACACCTTGCCGTCCTTGTGGGCGGTGAAGTAGCTGGCGATGTTGCCGTATTCGCCCTTGGTGCTGTCGAATTCGAAGCGCACGCCCTTGGCGGCGTTGGCGTGCACCTTGGCGATGAGCTGGGCGGTGTCGGCGAGGGTCATGACCTTCTGCGTGTTCGCCATGATGGCTCCTTCCTGTTTATCGGTTGATGATGTCGAGCGCCCAGTCGATGTCGGACTGGGTGAGCGGCGGGATCGTTTCGGCGTCGGACAATGCCGGCGCGATCACGGTGTCGTACTGGGCGTCTATGTCGGCTTGGGTCGCGAAGACCACGCCGGCGGCCGCGCTGGCCGCGATCTTGGCCTTGCAGTCGTCGGAGAGCTGCCGGTATTCGATCACGCTGGTGCGTGCCGCGTTGGCGGCGTCCTTGGCTTCGCCGGCCGCGCTGACGGCCTTGTTGATGGCCGTGGTCGCGTCGTCTATGAGCTTGTCGAGCACGCCCATCTGATCCTGCGCGTCGGGCGCGGTCGCGTCGAACACGGCTCGTTCGACGATGCCGTGGAAGTTGCGCGAACAGGTTCGCGTGCCGTTGACGCTGACCTCGATGCCCATGAGGATCGCGCCGGCGTGCTGCAACGCCTTGCGCGGCACGGCGACGCGGTACGTGGCCGTGGTGGTGCCGAACACTGCTGGCATGCTCACGCGGTCGCCCAGCCCGCTGCCGGGACTGGTGTTGTAGGCGAGCGCGACGGTGATGCCGGTGGTGTCGGTGATGGGGGTGCCGTTGTCGGTGAGTTCGACGGTGATGGTGCGGCCGTTGATGTCGCCGGCGTTGAGGCGTATGTCTGCGATGTAGCCGTTGGCTAGGTCGAGTTGGATGGGTTCGCCTGTGGCTTCGCGGAAGCTGTCAAGCGTTGCCATTGTCGTCGTCCTTGTTGGATTGGTCGGTGAGTCGTTGGTTTTCCTTGGCGAGTATGTCGATCTGGGCTTGGAGTGCGGCGATTTGGACGGTGCTGTCGGCGAGCATTTCGCGGAGTTTGCCGATCATGGCCGGGTAGAGGTTTTTGTCGTCCATCAGTCGTGGTCCTTTCCGTCGTTGGTTTGGGTGAGTGATTCGATGAATCGGTCGGTGGCGTCGTTGATGTCGTCGGCGTGGTCGGCGAGGAGGTTGCCGAGTTCCGTTGGTTCGATGCCGGCGGGCAGTGCGATGGTGGTCGGGGCGTCGGTTTCGTCTTCGGCGGATGGGTTGGTGGTTGCCGTGTCCGGCAGGAGCGGGAGGCCGAGCAGGCCGCGTGTTTTGTTGCGGCCGGCGGTGAGCGGATCGTCGGGTGTATTGTCGGCGGGCGCGGTGGTGGTGTTGATGGCGTTTTCGATGGCGTTGTAGGCGCTTGTCCATGCGGTTTCGCCGGTTTGGGGGTCTGGGTCTGGTTCGCCGTGGTCTCGGACGTGGAGGATGGCGGCTACGGCTTCGGTGTCGGTTTCGATGCCGAGGAGTGTGCGCCATGATGCGATTGCGGCGAGTGGTATGGCGTCGTGGCGCATGTCGGGTGTGGGTGGCGTGGTGGCGATGGTGGTCATGCCGTCGGTGACTGCGGCTGGCGGGGTGGTGTCGGCGGTGAGTGGTCGGTCTATGAGGAGGGTGGGCTGGTCGTTGATGGTGGTGACTTGCATGGGCATCTCCTATTTCTTGAGGAATCCGATGGTGTGGAGCTGGTAGGGTTTGTTGCCTTGGAACAGGGCCGCATAATGCGTGTTGATGGATAGGTTGGAGACGACGCCGGTGCTGGTGTTGCGGTTCCAACTGGCATCCATATTGGTGACCACCCTCTCCGGCGGCGTGTACACCCAGACACTCCAACCGCTTGCCGTGCAGTCGGACACGGTGGCTATGAACAGACCGGGATCGTCCTGCCGGTGGTCGACGGTGGCGAACGCCTTGTATGAGCCGTATTTCGCGGGATTGGAGGATGTGAGGGTGTATTGCGTGTATTTCATGGCTCCGATGTTTTGGCCTTCCCACCACGCGGTTTGGAAGGTGGAGCGCCCGCCGGAGAAGCCGCCGAGGAAGCCTCCCATGTACAGGTATCCGCTGTCGATGTCGGCTTGGATTCCGACCAGGCCATTGGGGTCTCGCGCTGCGAGCGTGGCGGTCGTGTCCCCGGTCTTGGGAGACCACAGACTTAGGTAGGCACGCCTACTGCTGGAATCGGTCGAGTCATAGTCCTTTTCTGCGGCGAGAAACACGGTGCCGACCTTGGTGGTGTTGTCGTCGGCCTTGCGTTCGCCGATTCTGGCGAACGCGCCGGGGTCGTGCTCCGCGCGCCGCCCGCCGTTGAACGTGAGCGCGCTGACTTCGCCCTCTTGCTGCGTGGTGGACTCGACCGCGATGTACGGGTGCTGGTACGAGCCGCTTCCGTGGTAGAACTGGATGCCTGCGCCTTCTAAGGAGTCCGTGCCGGAGATTTCGGTCTGTTTGAAACTCGGGCTGATTTGCACCCTGTTGCCGGTTCGGGCGGTTCGGAAGGTGCCGGTCAGGAGGTTGTTGGCACCGTTCCCGTCGAGGTGGACGGTTTCGTTGCCGTTGGCGTCGGTCATGGCGAACTGGCCGGTGTCGAGGTTCCAGTATGAGCGTTTGCCGGTGATGATGCCGGTCTTCATATAGGTGGCGTTGATGTACAGCAGGCCGTTGGACAGGTAGAGGCCTTGTTTTTGGCCGTTGTTGGTGAGTTTGTTGAAGATGTAGGTCTGGGTGAGTTCTCCTTCGAAGGTGTCCACGTAGCTGCGGGCGGCGGTCTCGTCGGTGCATTGCAGTCCGGTCCAGTACCAGTCGGCGTCGGATGCGGTGGCGGTGTTGCGATCGACCTGCATCCACAGGCGTGCGGTTTTGGCGTTGGACGGCACGGTGTAGCTGCCGGACACGTATGTCCAGCCGTTCGCGTTGGCGGCGGATTGGGCGATGGTCTGCCAGTGGTTGCCGTTGCCGGTGTCCGTCCAGTGGATGCCGAAGCTGCTGGTGACATTGCCGGCCTTGCGGTATGCCCAGCCGGACAGGCGGAACGTGTGGCCCCGGAACGTGTCGAGCGGCCATCCGAAGTACGTGTCTCGCACGTTGCCCAGGTGGATCGCGCTCGTGATGCCCTCGGGGTGTGTGGCGGGCATTGTCTTGGTGAGTTTGCTCGCGCCGAGCTTGTCGAGGTCGTGGTCGGGGTTGCCGTTCGGGTTGCGCACGAGGTTGCTGCCGTAGGCCATGATCGCCTCGGCGTAGGTCTTCGCGCCGGACAAGGCCGCGTCGGCCTTGACGGTCGCGTCGTTTCTCGCGCTGCTGAGCGTGCTGGCTCCGACGCTGTCGGCGTAGGCCTTGGCGGCGGTCTGCGCGTCGGTGGCGAGCTTTTGGGCTTGGGTCTGGGTGGCGAGGCTGCCGGCCTTGTTGCCGCCTATGGTGGATTGCGCGGACAGGCTGAATTCGCCGGTGTCCATATCCCAGTAGTTCAGGCCTTTTTTGTCCGTGAGCCGGCCGGCCTTGACGAGCGCCGCGTCCAGCACGCCGGTCCGCATGTAGGTGGCGTTCAGGTAGAGGAGCCCGCCGGACAGGTATATGCCCTGCGTCTGCCCGTTGTTCGTGAGCCGGTCGAAGATGCTGCGCTGGCCCAGTGACTCGTCGAGCGCGTCCACGTAGGCCTGCGCCGCTGATTTGGCGGCCTCGCTGTCCGATTTGGATTGCGCCTTGGCGGCGGTCAGGGCTTCCGTCGCCTTGGTTTCGGCGTACTTCTTGGCCTCGGTGAGCTTGGCCGTGTCGGCCGCGTCGGCCTGACGCCTGGCCTCGGTGATCGCCGCCTGCTTGGCCGCGTCGGTATACCCGTTCGCATCGGCGAGCGCCTTGTCGGCGTATTGCTGGACGGTTTTGCCGCCGACGGTGCTGCGGGCGGACAGGCTGAATTCGCCGGTGTCCATATCCCAAAAATTGAGGCCTGCGGCGTCGGAGAGTCGGCCGGTGAAGATGGTGTCGGCGAAGATGCCTTTGCCGTTGGCGAGCGATCGGAAGTCCCAGTTTCCGTTTGCGTTCTTGTGGTCGGCGATGCGCCAGTAGCCGCCGCCGATGTGGATGCATTGGGTGGGGTTCTGGTCTTCGGGCTTGTCGTACACGTAGATGCCTTGGCCGGGTTTGAGGTATGTGTATCCGCCGGTGGCGTTCATGATCTGGTTGATGCGGTCGATGAGGTCCTTCATGTACGGGCCGGTGCCGCCGGCGGCGCTGTTCCATGCGCCGGAGTTGGAGACGAGTTTATCGAGTGCCTGCTGTTGGGCGGCGAGGCGCTGCGTGTAGGATTGCCGGATGTTGCCGAGGGTGATCTTGGTGTCGGCGAGGCTGCCGGCCAGGTCTTCCTCGATCTGGAGGATGCGGCCTTCGAGGCGGAGGGGATTGGTGAAGCTGGTGTCGATGATCTGCACGCTGTCGCCGACGTCCGTGCCTTCCGCGCTGTAGCCGGCTTGGCCGAGGGCGGTCACGTCGGCCGTGTAGGAGACGACGGGCGTGGTGCGGGTTTTGAGCGCGTTCTTGGTGAGGGCGAGGAGTTCCTTGGGGTCTTCGCAGTCGGGGAAGTCCACGCTTGCTTCGCTGTGGTGTCTGGTGCCATCGGCTCCCACGATGCCCCAGTCGGCGAGCGCTTGGTCGTCTTGGACGTAGGGTTTGCCGTTGTTGACGTCGGCGAAGCTGATTTTGCGGCTGTATCCGCCGGTGGCCTCGCCTTGGTCGTTGGTCTGTTCGATGCCTTTGCCCCAGCCGTAGAGGCGGGTGATGACGTCGCCGCTGTCGATGTCGCGTTTGATCTGGGTGAGGTCTTTGCCGTATTCGAAGCGTTTCGTGGTGTTGGCGGAGCCCCGGTGTTCGACGAGGTGGATGATGCGCCGGCCGATCTGGTTGCCGGTCGGGTCGGGCTGGTATTCGGTCTGGACTTCGAGCCCGTAAGTGTCGGCGGTCTTCTGGGCGGCTTCGAGGACGGTGCAGTGGTAGAAGGCGAGGTCGGCCATGCCGGTGATGGTGCCGGTCTCGACGGTGCCGACCGTCCACCGGGTGCCTTCCAATGCCTTGGCGAGGCAGGCTTTGGCGTTCGCGTTGCGGTTGCGTTTGTCCTCGATATAGGTGCGCGAGAGTTCCGCGATGCTGCCGGCGCAGTAGGCGACGGTGACGGGCATGCCTGCGGCGCGGGCGGTCTGGGTGGACTGGCACAGGTATTCCGCCCAGCGGCCCATCGAGTCCTGGAACACGATGCGTTCGTCCTTGTTGATCTCGCCGATGGTGGTGATATCAAGTGTGTCGGTGCCGTCGGTGGCTCTGGTGCGGAGAGCCTTGATGACATAGGGCAGGTCGCCGAGCGGGTTGCCCCAGCGGTCGAAGATCATGTAGCGCATGGTCGTGTCTCCTAGATGAGGGTGAGTGGCCGGTAGGTGAGGATGCCGGTGCAGCCGGTGAGGGTGAGCGTGTGCACGCCGGGCGGCAGGGGGAAGTAGTCGGATTCGAGGGTTGGGGCCATGAGGTTGCCGTTGACGCGCAGCTCCCGGTGGTCGGGGTCGGTGTCGATGGAGATGCGGCCGGTGATCGCGGTCGTGCCGGCGATGGCGAGGGTGTGGCCGTGCGCGTCCTTGATGCTGACGGTTTTCGCCCCGCTGGCGGGGGTGAGCGTCCATGTGGGCCAGCATGGCCGGTTGCCTTTGACGTGGATCGTGTTCGCGCCCGTTTTGAGCGCGATGGATCGGCTGCGGCCGATCAGGTAGGGGTGGGCGTCGATGCTCATGGTGACGGTGGCGGCGATCTGTCGGGGGCCGGCCCATTTGTCTTCCCACGCGCCGAGGCTCATGCGGCCTTGGTATTCGCCGGGCAGGCTGCGCCATGAGAGTGAGACTATGGTGCCGGCGAGGGCGGCGAGACGGGTTTTGGCGGCGAGGATGTCGTCTTCGCCGCCGATGGCGTACAGGCTGAGCGTGATGGCGCGGTCGCCCATGTACGCGGCCCCCGAGGGGTCGGTGAGGGTCAGGTCGAGCCGGCCGTCGCGGCCGGGCATGTCCTGCATGCTCAAGGTCGGTTTGGCGGCGTCGATGGTCACGCCGTCGGAGGTCAGGGACAGCATCATGCGCTCCAGCGGGACGCCGTTGAGCGTGGGGTCTTCGACATGCGGCAGGCGCATGCGCCGCTGGTAGAGCATGATGCTTTCCTCTCTGGTTTTAACGGCCTCTCATGGCGAGGCTGTTGAGTTCGTAGCTCATTGGTTTGGCGAGCTTGCCGGCCATGACCTCTCCGCCGCGATCGGACAGGTTGAGCGTGATGCCGGCGGCGAGGGCCGCGTCGATCGCGTCGATGATGTCCTGTTTGGTGGCGTATTCGCCGGCCTGTTCGTCCATCGTGTACGCGATCCGGCCGCCGTTGACGGTGCCGTGGTATGCGAGCGGGGTTTCGAGTCGGCTGGTGTCGGTCTTCAGGCTGACGGTCGGGACCATGTCGGTCAGTCCGTCGATGCTGTCGGCGACGAGGCCGCTGGCCTTGTCGATGCCTTGGGCCATGCCGGCGGGTATCCATTTGCCGACCTCGTCGCGGAAGATTCTCGATGGCGAGTGGATGCCGAGCACGCCCTTGGCCCAGCCGACGAGGCTGCTGCCGAGGTTGCTGATCGTGTTCCTGACCCAACCGAACGCGCCGCCGATGCCGTTGATGAGGCCGCTGATGACCTGACGGCCCGTGTCGTACAGCCATCCGCCGGCCCCGCTGACCGCGCCGAGCACGGTGTCGCGGATGCGGCCGACGGTGTTCGACACGGATTGGATGCCGTTGGACACGGCCGACGTGATCCCGTGCCAGATGTTTCCCAGGAACGAGCTGACGCTGTTCCATACGCTCGTCCATACGCCGCTGATGGCGTTCAGGACGGTCGAGATGGTGTTGCGCACATTCTGGATGCATGTGGACACCACGCCGCTGATCGCGTTCCAGATGGCGGATGCGACGGACTTGACCACGTTCCAGACGCTCGTCCATACGCCGCTGATGGCGTTGAGGACGTTGCCGATCGTGTTCCTGATGCCGTTGATGATCGGCGTGAAGAACGCGACGATCTTGTTCCAGACATCCGTGAAGAACTGGCTTACGGCCGTCCATACGCTCGTCCAGATGCTTTTGATTCCGTCGAGGATGTTCGACAGGAACGCTTTGATGCCGTCCCATGTGGTCGTGAAGAACGATTTGATCGCGTCCCATGCGCCCTGCCAGTCGCCCTTGAGCAGGCTGAGGAACACGACGATGACGGTGCGGATCGCGTTCACCACGGTCGAGATGTAGCCGCTGATAAGCGTGAAGATCGTGCTGACGACGCTGTAGATCGCCGTCCATACGGTGCTCCACACGGTGTTCGTGCTGTTCATCTGCTGGGTGATGAACGACAGTATCCAGCCGAACACGGTGTCGATGCCGTTCTGGATCGCCTGCAACGGGGCGACGATGAGCGCGCCGATCACGGTGAACACGTTGACGATGAAGTCCCGGACGCTGGTGAAGATCGTCGTGGCGGTCGTGCTGATGCCGATCCACACGCCGGACAGGAACGCGGTGATGCTCGTCCATGCCGTGGTGATGCCGCCACTAATCGTGACCCATAGGCCGGAGAGGAAGGCAACGAAGCCGTTCCATGCGTCGGAGGCACCCTGCGTGATCGATTGCCACAATCCCGTGAGGAATTCGCCGAGCCCGTTCCATACCGCCCTCGCACCATCGGCGAGCGCCGTCCATGTCTCGGAGAGCCATGAGGTGAACGCGGCCCATGCCTTGCGGCCTACCTCGGTCTGGGTGAAGAACCAGACGAGCGCGGCCACGACGGCCGCGACGGCGACGACGATCGCGCCGATGGGGTTGGCGGCTATGACGGCGTTGAACGCGCCCTGCACGGCGGTCGCCATCTTCGTGGCCGTGCTCCAGGCGGTCTGTGCGGTCTTGACGAGGCTCAGCCCTCCGGCCATCTGTTTGAGCATGGCGACGGGGCCGCCCAAGTCCATCATGAGCATGATGCCGTTGCTGACGCCCTTGGCTGCGGTCGTCACCGTAGTCATGGTGCCGGTGAGTGCCTGTAGGCCGCTGTTGAGCGCCTGATAGCCCTTGACTGCGGCGAACGCTGTGCCGATGCCGATGATGATGGGCGCGAGTTCCTTGCCGTGCTGGACGAACCAGTTGAGCGTGTCGGCGACGAGTTTGATGCCGTTGGCGAGGCCGTCGGGAGGGATCATGTGCGCCCAGTCGATGACCATGTTGACGACGCCCATGATCGCGTCCCTGATGGTGTCCCATGCGCTCTTGAACGCGGTGATCGCGCCGTTTTCCTCCAGTTTGGAGTAGAGGCGCTGGAACCAGCCGATGAGCCCTTCGATGCCTGCCTGGACGACGGGCACGGCGTTGGTGACGCCGTCGGCGATCCAGCTCATGCCGCCGGTGATGGCGGGTTTGGCGGTGTCGAGCACGCTCGCGCCGAGCTTGACGAACGCGGCTTCGAGGTTGCCGGTGGCTCCCTCGATGGTGCTGGCGCTGGTGGCGGCTTCCACGGCGGCGTCGGTGAAGCCCAGGGACATGATCGCGTCGTTGAATTCCTGTGCGGTGATCTGCCCGTCGGCCATGGCGTCGCGGAAGTTGCCGGTGTAGGCTCCGGCTTCCTTGAGCGCCTGTTGGATTTTGCCGCTCGCGCCGGGGATCGCGTCCGAGAGCTGGTTCCAGTTCTCGGTCGTGAGTTTTCCTTGGCCGGCGGTCTGGGTCAGTACCATCGCCACGCTTTTGAAGGTGTCGGCCGATCCGCCGGCGACGGCGTTGAGGTTGCCTGCGGCTTCGGCGAGCCGGTCGTAGTTGGGCACGCCGTTGGCGGCGAGCTGCGCGGTGGTGTTGCGGATGTCGTTGAGGTCGTAGACGGTCTTGTCGGCGTAGTCCTGCGTGCTGGCGGTGAGTCGTTTGATCTGCCTCTCGCTGACGCCGGCGAAGTTCAGTGTGCTGGCGAACTTCTGGGCGCTGTCGGAGGCGCTGGTGATTTCGCCGGACAGGCCCATGAACGCTTCGATGGCCTTGCCCGCGACGCTTTGCGCGATGCCGGTGATGACGCCGAGTTTCGCGCCGAAGCCGCCGGCGAAGCCGTTGCCGGCTTTGATGCCGGCGGTGTTGCCAGCGGTTTCCGATGCGCTGCCGAACGCCGATTCGATGGCCTTGCCGACGCCCTTCATGCTGGGCACGACCTGCACGAACGCGGTGGCGATCTCGATTGCCATGCTATGCCTCCCTGATGGTGGTGCGCGGTGCGGCCAGGTATGCGGCCAGTTGTTCGTCGTCCATCGCCACGGCCTCGCCGCCCGTGGCTTCGTGCCGGACGGTGCCGGGGCGTTGGAGCTGTCCGCGCCAGCGCGCGCCCTTGCGTGATGCTTCCTTGGTTTTCGTCCAGGCGAGGAACGCGAGGCTGTCGCGGATGTCGGCGAGGAGGTAGGTCTGGTCGTCCCATGCGAGGCGCGGGTCGAGTTTTTGCCAGATGATGGCCTGACGGGGAAGGTTGGCGGCCAGTGCGGCCGCCCGGTCGGCGGGCAGTTCGCCCGTCCATATGAGGTCGGGGTTAAGCCCATAGAAACGCTGGAAGTCCGCTTCGAGCGCGTCGGGCGCTGTGGCGAGCATTCCTATGAGCGTCAGGAGTTTGGGGCGACCTGTTCGAGGAGCTGGGCGATGAATTCGCTGACCTTGTCGATGCTCACGCGCCCGGTGTCGGGGTCGCGCAGCGCGTCCTTCATCGCCGTGTACTGGTCGCCGCACAGCTTCTTGAGGAAGGGGACGATGGCGAACGCGCCGCTGCCGTCGCCTTCCTGCGCGTTCTGGAGGTCGTAGAGGTATTCGACCATGTCGAGGTCGTTGAAGATCGCGGGGCCGACGGTGACGGTGACGCCCATGGCCTCGACGGTCCTGGGCTGGTTTTTCGGGGTCTTGTGGTCCTGCGGCTGCTTGGCTGCCATATTCGTGTCCTTTCAGGGTGGAAGGGTGCGCCAGCCGGACGGCGGGCGCTGGGTGGGATCACTTGCTGAGCGAGGCGGTGGTGACTTTGGCGATGTATTCGACGCTGGTGGCTCCGTTGATGAGGTCGCTCGGGTTGGCGCTCATGGTCACGCCGTAGCCGATGGCGTCGCCGGCGCTGTAGGTGGTGTCGTCGAATTCGGTGATGGTGCCGTCGGCGACGACGATGCGCTTGACGCGGTTGCCGGTCATGGCGATCTCGAACACGAGCACGAGGCTTTCGCCGGACGGGATGGCGTGGTAGACGGTGAGCTTGTCTGCGGTGCCGGTGACGTTCGCGGTGCCGAAACGCAGTTTGAGGCTGGCTTCGTTGGTTTCGATCATGTTGAACTGCCATGTCTCGCCGTAGCCGCTGATCTCGGACAGCACCTTGATGCCGCCCATCTCGTTGATGTCGGTGGTGTCGGTGTCGGTGGCGTTGGTGACGCCGTCCTCCGACAGGTAGCCGACGCAGGTGTAGGCTGCCGGCAGGGCGGTGGTGGCGTCGGTCGGCAGTGCGGTGCCGGCGGGCGCGTAGTAGAGGCAGCCGGTCTTCTTGGGCTTGCCGAGGCTGACGTTTTTCTTGTTGTTGTGGTTGGTTTCGGCCATGATGGTGCCTTTCGGATGGTGCGGCGTCGTCTTATTGGGTGGCGGCGTCGAGCTGGATGGTGATCTGGTATCGGGGTTGGGACGGCGGGCCGGGGTCAGGCAAGTCGATGACGCTTTCCACGCTGACGGCGGCGATGGGGTCGAGCAGGTCGAGGTCGAGCAGTCGAGGCAGCAGCGTGCCGGTGGCGAGCTGGGCGGCCTGCCATCGGCTTTCCGCCCATACCTGCACGGCGAGGATGGGGTGGCTGCTGTATTCGAGTTCGCTGCCGCCGACGCGCTCGATGGTCACGAATCGTTTGGGCCGGTCGGCGGGCACTTCGAGGTATGCGGTCAGGCCGTCGCCGTCGGGGTCGGCGTCGATCCAGTCCTTGACCGTTTTTTCGAGGTTGAGGCTCATCGCCGTTTCACCGCCTTGAGCAGCGTGTTGTGCTTCGCGTTGTCCACCATCGCATTCACGTTGCCTTCGGAGCCGTGCCCGGTCGTGGCGAGCGCGACGCTGCCTTTGGGGGTGCTGACATGGGTTGCGGCCTCGTAGGTCGCGCCTTCGACCTGTGCCATGCTGTTGGCGCGGGCGGCGATGAGCGTGGCCTGTTGGTCGATGGCCTGCTGGATGGGTGCGGATTGGCGTACCGCGCGGAAGCCGGCGGGGTTGAGTTTTACCTTTGCCATGTGCCGGTCTCCTAGCCTCTGGTGTCGGCGAGTTCGACGGTGAGGTTCCATCGGGTCGGGGTGATGCCGCCCGTGTAGGGGCGGGGGTCTCCGATCACGGTGTATTCGACGCCGTCGATGACCGCCTTGGCCCCGCGCAGGCTCCGGTAGGGCCATGCGCGGGGCATGTGGATGGTTTTGGCGACTCGGATGCCGTCGGGGCGGATGCCGTCGGTGAGGTTCGATTGGCTGCCGTCCTGTATGAGCACGTCGTCCACCTGTTCCTCGCGGGTGTTCCAGATGATGCCGCCGCCGGGGTCTTCGCCTGTTTTGGTGCGGTGGATGAGGGTGATGGTCTCGCCTCTCATGCCGCGCCTCCGGCCATGTCGTAGGACCATGCCTCGCCGTCGCCGCCCAGGGCTTCCTTCTCGCTCGTGGTGAGGTAGAGGTCGCCGGCGGGGTTGGCGTAGCTCAGGCTTTCGCTGTAGCTGCCGGCGGTCTGGGTGGATTGGGTCACGCCCGACATGTCGGGGCCGGCCTGCATGGCTCGTTTGACGGCCATGCAGGCGATGCGCTTCAACGTGGCGGGCTTGGCGTTGGCCCATTGGGGGCAGGTGGTGCGGATCAGGTCGGATGCGTCCGCGAGCAGCGCTTCGGCGCGGTTGTGTTCCTCGCCGGTGAGCGCGTGCCATCGGGCTTCGAGGTCGCCGACCTGCGCGAACGGCTTCTCGTCGTCCGTTTCGTCCTCTCCCCCGCCGTCTTGCGTCATGGTTGTGCCGTCGGACAGGTTGAGCGGGGTGCTGGGGTATCCGTCCATGCGGGGTCTCCTTAGGCGAGGATGCCGGCGGCCTTGAGCTTGGTCAGCGTGGCGTTGACCTTCGCGATGATGGCCGCCGAGTCGGCGGATGCGGCGAGCTGCGCTTCGGCCGCCTGCTGGAGCACGCCGCCGCGCGCGCCGGCGGTCGGCGCGGGCGGCGTGAACGTAGACGGCTTGCCGGTGATGGCCGACCATGCGATGGTGGCGACGCCTTCGGCGAACGGGGTGCCGTCGGGCTTTACCAGACGCACAGGGATGACGAGGCCGGCCTCGTCGGCCTCGTCGGTTTTCTGCACTACGAGCGTCTGGGTGAGGGGCGCGGCCATCACTTGGCCGCCCTGCCGGTGGCGGACGGCTTCTTGAGCACGGCGATGCCCTTGGGGTCGAGGATCGCGTAGGAGTACATGGCCTCGGTGCGGTAGGCGATCTGGTTGACGCCCTTGAGGTCCTTGCCGGTGTTGTCGGGGTCGCCGTATTCGATGATCTCGCTCCAGATGTCGCGCACCATGCCCCAGCGGATGAGGCGGAAGTCGCCGAGGAAGGCGAGGATGCCGGTCGCAGGGGTGATGAGGCGGCCGTTGACCGTGCCGGACGTGGCGGCGGGGATGCCGTCGAGGTTGCCGACCTGGAGGTTGATCGGGATTTCCGGGTAGAAGCGCTGGCCGGTGGAGGGAACGCGAATCTTGCGCAGCTCGTTCGCCATGGTCTTGGACATGGCGATGCCGTTGATGTCGTACTCGTCGCTGACGACCTCGGCGAGGCTGTCGATGTCGGCGACGCGGTCGTCGGTGGCCGTCACGCCGACCGCGGTTTTGGCGAGCGCGTTGAAGCCGTCGAGGGTCGTCTTCTTCTTGGGGTCGAAGGCGTGGTAGATGACGTAGTCGAGGACGCGGCCCATCGCGGCGGCCTGGTCTGCCAGAATCTTGCTGGTGATCTCCAGTTTGGCGTCTTCGTCGGCCCACTGGAGCTCGTTGCTGACGCGGGTGGTGGTCTGCACCTTGAAGCGCTTGCCGACGACCGGGGTGAGGGTTTCCTCGTAGCTGGACTTCTGTGCGCCTTCGGCGACGACCTCGGCTTCGGAATTGCCGGTGAAGACCATGTAGTCCTTGTCGAGGAAGAGCTGGGGTTCGCTCGGGGACAGTGCGGCGATGGTGCTGGTGTCCTTGGCGCGCTTGGTGATGACGGTGGCTACTTCCTTGGGGAGCAGCACCTTGCTGGTATCGAGTGCCATGATGATGGTTTCCTTTCAGATGAGGGGTGAGGAGATGTTGGCCGGTTAGAGGCCGAGGTTGCGCAGGTAGTTGACCATGCTCTCGTTCGGGCCTTTGCCGGACGGCTGGCGGTCCGCGCCGTGCACGGCCGGGGCCTTGGGTTTGGGGTTGAGCAGCTCGTGGATGCGCTTGGCGTGCGATTGCATGGCTTCGAGGCTGTCGCCTTCGATCACGTCGGCGGGTACGCCGGTCTCGGCCGACGCCTGCGCCTTCCACTCGGCCCGCTGCTTGGCGGTTTCGTAGGAGGCGACCTTGTCTTCGAGTTCCTTGACGTGTTTGGCGGCCTTTTCCTGTTCGGTCATGCTCGCTTCCTTGAGCTTTTCCAGCTCGTCGGCGGCGGCCTTGTTGGCCTTCGCTTTCTTTTCCCAGTCGCGCGAGTGTCCGAGGGCTTCCTTGTATTTGGCTTCCCAGTCGATCGGTTCGCCGACATCCTCGGATTCGGAAGACGCGGCTGGCTGGTCGGCCCCGCCGGAAGCCATGCCGCCTTCCGGCGGGGCCGCGACGAATCGGACGTGACGGGGTGTGTGGTTGAGGAACATGGTTGTTCTCCTTGTGGTTGAGCCCTTTCCGGGCATTGAAAAAGCCACCCGTGCGGGTGGCTGAAAACTTGGATGCCCGTCTTCGGGCATTGAAAAAGCCACCCGGCGAGGGTGGCTTGAATGGGCCGGAGCTATGTCGGCTGGGCCAGTTCTTTGTCGAGGGCCGAGGCGTATTCGTCCTTGTCTTCATCTTCGAGCAGTCCGAAGGCGTCGAGCAGGGGTTCTTGCGGCACGGTTACGTGGTTTTCGAGGATCGCGGCGATGAGCCAGCTCAGGGCGTAGTACTGTTCGCCGGCGGCTAGGCCGTAATCCAGTTCCTCGGCTTCCTCAAGGACGTCGCAGTATGGCCTCAGCCGCCGGTATGCGGCTTCGCATTGCGAATCTGTTGCCATAGCTTCTCCTTTTGCTGCGGCACGACTGGGTGTGCCGTGTGGACGGTGAATCGACCGCCGGTGTTTCTGGTTTTCTGGAGCCACACGCGGACGATCTCGTCTTCCACTATCTTATACAGGGTTTGACGTTCCCTGCCAGCCGGTATGACGAGGTCGGGAGCCACGACGGTCTCCTCTACAGCCCACTTGATTTTCTTCTCGTCCCATTCCTTCGGAAAATGGGTCTTGCCGGGTACTGTCGCGTCGGGACCGTGGTTCTCGAAGACATGATCCCATGTTTTCGCCCGTGGCTGGATGACCTCGGCGGGCCATTCGGCCGATAGTTCGAACACCCCAGAGGTGAGCTCGTCGGGAAACATGTGGTTCATGGTCTTCATTACGGCATTGGTTTCCGAAGTGCCAGCTCGTGATTTCGCGGCCTTGTACATGCGCTTGAACTTGTCGGGGTCGTAGCCTTCGAGTTTGGTCTCTCCCCATGAGGGGACGATCTTGCAGTCGCAGTCGTGGTGGTATCTGTTCCATTTGCCGGCGGTGTCCTCGCTGGCATAGACGAAGCCTCGGGATGCGAGCATGGCGCAGAACGCGCAGGTCTTTCCTTGGGGGACTCGCGCGTATTTGGGGCGGGTTGGGTCGTTTTGGGCGGTGAAGCGTCCGGTGAGGCGTGCGGTCTCGTTGATGATGTCCTTGGCGAGGCGCGCCCAGTCGTCTTCGGTGTAGCCTTGCGTGTTGACGGCCCAGAGGTGATCCATGGTCAGGCCGGCTTTGCTTCGTCCGTTGATGACGTCGGTGAATTTCGCGCCGACGTGCATGGTGTTGTTGTAGCCGCCGACGATCTGCCAGAAGGCGCGGTCTGAGCTGACCTGCGCCTCCTTGTAATCGGGCATGGTGATGCCGGCGGCTTCGGCCCATGCGGCTCGCACGTTCCTGTAGTAGTCCTGTGCGATGAGGTTGGCCTTGCGCGCGTAGTCTTCCAGTTGTAGGCGGGCTTGGCCGGTGGGATCATCGCCGAAGTAGAGGCTGTTGGGCACCATCGTCTTGGCCTCGATGATGAGGTCGGACAGTTCGTCCTGGTAGTCGTCCCACAGGTCGTTGAGGTGGCTGTTGAACGCTTTACGCTGCGCCGGGCTGAGGTTGCTCGGCGGCAGGCTGTTGCTGTCCATTCTCGGCCTCCGTTCCGGTGGCGGTCTGATCGGCGGCGTGCAGGCGGGCGCGTAGCGTGTCCACGGCCGCTTCGGTGCGTTTCTGCTTCTCGTAGGCCCGGTGGGCTTTGATCTCGTCCAATGTCAGGCCGGCGCGGGTGAGTCCCACGTCGCTGTCGGCGAAGTCGGGGTTGGTGGATGCGACCTTCTGGTACCAGTCTGCGCGGGCGGCGTCGCTGGTTTCCTTGACCGGCGCCCAGATGGGGCGCAGTTCGCGCAATGCGTCGGGGTCTGCGCCCTGATAGGCCAGTGCGATGCTCATGGCTTCCTTCAACGCGCGGCCGAAGCGCTTGTTTTGCCGGTCGGCGGTGCGGGACAGTTTGCGTTCGGCTTCGGCCATCGCCTCGGCCGAGGCGGGGTTGTCCATCGTGATGCCGAGGTCGTTGACGGGGATGTCGGTTTCCGAGCTGACCATGAGGGCGATGGTGCGCAGCATGTCGGCGTGCGGGGTCATGGATGCCTGCTGGAGCTGCTGCATGGTGGGCTTGTCGCCGTTCTTGTTGGCGGGCATGCCGTTCATGACGCTCACGATGCTGCTCCATGTGTCGTCGGTGAACTTCTTCGACGCTCCGATGAACCACACGCGGGGGGCTGCATAGAATTCGGCGGTGGCCTCCATGCGCACCATGGTTCGCAGGCCGAAGTCGGTCAGGTTCATGAGCGTGCGGGTGATGCGGCTGTTGCCCAGCGGATGGTAGGACTGGGCGTCGTTGACGAGGGGCACGACGCTTGGCCGGTCGAGGTGGGTTTCGATCGTCCGCGCCGTCCACTGGCCTTCGCTGTCGTCGATTTCGTAGACCTTGCCGGGCAGCCATGCGGTGAATGCGGTGATGCGCCCGGTTCTGTCGTCCTTGTCGGTGATGGTCAAGGCCGAGCCGAGGCGGCGGCGTCGGCGGTCCCAGATGCCCGCGCTCCAGTCGGCCGAGCGGGGCAGCATGAGGATGCGGCCGGGTTCGTCGGGGTCTTCGCACACGGTGATGAAGCTGCATCCGTGGATGTAGGCGCTGGTGATCGCCTCGGAGACGTCGGTGTCCCATGCGTTGTCGTCCACGAGTTCGTCCACCTGCGCCTGCAGCGGGTCGGGCGCGTCGAAGCCCTCGAACACGTTGAGGTCGGCGAGCGCTCGGACTGCTTTGTTGGGCCATCCGATCATCGGTTTGGCGAGGGCGCGCATTTGTTTGGGGATGCTGTAGGCGACGCCGTTGTATCGGTATCGGGCTTGGTAGTATTCGGCTCTCAGCATGTTGCGTGCGTAGTGGTCGCGCCATGTTGTGAGGAGTTTTTGGATGGTGGGCATGTCGTCGTCTTCGACGCCTTTGATGCGGGTGATGTTGGCGGATTGGACGGCGAGGTAGGCGTCTTGTGTGGCTGGGTTGGTGATGGCGAGGCCGTTGTGGTCGGTGGCGGGCATTAGAACCATGTCTCCGTTTCTTGGGTGGGGTCTCTTCTGGTGGTCATGGCCCCGTGGAGGGCGAGGGTGACGGCGTTGAGTGGGCTGATGTCGGTGTCGTCGTCGGGTCGGTTCCATCCGAAGAGGCCGTTTTTGCCGATGGGGCGTGTGGTGGCTTTGTTGGCGGCTTGCCAGAGTGGTTGTTGGCCGTCTTCGGGCAGGTGGGTGAGGGTGCCGTCTCTGAGCATGTCCTGGAGGCGGCCGCAGGCGCGGCCCATGTCGGTGGCGGCGGTGACGGTGACGGTGACGCCGGCTTCGGCGAGGTCGGGCAGGAGCGCGGTGGCGGGGCTTTGCCCGTCGATGACGAGCGCGGCGGTTTGTTCCCAGACCTTGTCGATGAGGTTGACGGCCCACATGGTGCCGTCTTGGTTGGTGTCCCGGTATTCGGCGAGTTCGATGTGGGCGGTGTTGTCGTCGTATCGCATGCATGCGCCGATGGTCAGGCGTGTGCGTTGGGGGTTCATGTCGATGCCGAAGCTCATGACGCCGCCGGGGCGGCGGCGCTCGATGGTGGCTTCCTCCCATTGGCGGCGGTCGATGGCTTGGCTGAGGGCGTGTTCGTCCCAGATGCCGAGGGCTTCGCGCCGGAAGTCGTCGCCGGTGAGGTTCTCCCACAGGTTGGCGATGGATTCGTCGCTGGTGTGGGCCGGGTAGCTGGGGTTGGCTTTCCTCCATTGTTCGCGGTCGAGGGGGTCGGCGTCGCGGTCGGCGGCGAATTCGACGTAGAGGGTGCTGTGGGTGCGGCCCGCGCGCGTTTTGTCCCTGAGGCGGGTGAACGCTTCGCCGTTGTCCCTTGGCCCGGGCGGGGTGCCCATGTAGATGGTCTGGGGGTTGTAGGCGCGGTTCTGGGTCGGCAGCATCGACGCCATCGCCGAGTCGGACAGGTGCTGGGCCTCGTCGATGACGAGCAGGGCGATCTTCTTGACGCCTCGCAATGCGCCGCGTTCGCGCGCGCGAAAGAAGATACGGCTGCCGTTGCGGAAGCGTATCTCCTCTTTGCCGGCGGCCAGGGATATGCCGTGGTCGGGGTCCACGAGGCCGCTCATCTCCGGCCTGAGCACGATCGCGCACAGGCTTTCGAACGTGTCCTTGATGACGCTGAAGTGCTGCGCCGTCCACACGATGCGCATGCCGGGGGTTCGGGCGGCGCGGTGGATCGCGACCCAGCCGATGTCGTAGGTCTTGCCTGTCTGGCGCGGGATCGACAGCACCGTGTTGCGGGCGCTCCAGAAGCCGTCGGCGCTTTTCGCGAGGATGATCCGGTTGATCTGCCGCTGCCAGACGTCGAACCGGTCGCCCGCCGC